CTCCAGGTTCCCGACATAATGCTATGTTCTCCGTCCATCCCCGATACCGTCTTCATCGTACGCCGCAGCGTGGAGCTCGACTAACATGACTGACAACGACATCAACCTGCTCATGCAACGCGTCGATGAGATCAACGCGAAAGCCCCCTTTGAATACACCGATACCGACATCGCCATCATCATTGCCTACCATCGTCAGCAACGCGCCCGTCGCGCAGCCGGCGAAAAGCCAGTTCGCCCCAAGATCGATCTTGAGTCCATCCTTGGCAAGATCGCACCTGCGAAATCGAAGACCCCCATCGTCACGCGGAGGCTCTAATGCCCAAGGGCCATGGCCATTCCAAAGGCTGGACCGAAGCCGAAGAAGCCTTCCTTCGCAAGTGCATCGCCGAGCACCTGCCCTCGACCTACGTCGCCGCCCAGCTCAACCGCAGCCTCAGCGGCGTCACCAGCCACGCCACACGCCTTGGCATTCGCTTTGAACGCCGCGGCGCCCTTTACAAATCCACGAGGAAATACGGATGACCCCAGCTACAATATACGTTCTCATAGTCATCGCCAGCCCATCAGCGATGGCCCCAACAGTTGCCGGCCACGGCCCACTGGCTTCCTGCCTCAAGGTCGCGCAATCTGGCCTTGCTCTGCATCCCAAGGAAGTCTGGAAAGCCTATTGCGTGCCGAAAGTCCTCTGGGACGACGCCACTGCGGCCCATGGCTGGCACGGCTATGGCTACCCCTCCGATCATTGGGAGGCACAGCCATGAGCGAAGCCACGCCCCCGGCCTCCCCCTTCCTACCCGACACCAACGTCCAGTACGCCTGGGACTCCACGTCGCTGGGCACCATGAAAACCTGCCCGCGACTCTACCAATACATCATGATCGAAGGCTGGTCCAGCAAGTACGAAAGCATCCACCTGCGCTTCGGCGGCGAATACCACAGTGCCCTTCAAGACTACGAAATCGCCCGTGCCGGTGGCATGGCCCATGAGCACGCCATTCATCATACCGTTCACGAACTCATGAACCGCACGGCCGACTGGATCGTGGATGAAACATCGAAGCCCGGCAAGTACAAGAACCGCACGTCGCTAATCAGCCTCGTCATCGACCACCTCGACCACTACGGCCAAGACGATCCAGCTGTGACCTACATTCGCGAAGACGGTCGCCCAGCCGTTGAGCTTAGCTTCCGCTTCGAACTTGACTTCGGTCCACACATCGGCCAAGACGAGACCCTATTCAATGAAACCGGCATGATATTCCCCCAGCCCTACATCCTCTGTGGCCACCTCGATCGCGTCGTCGAGTTCAACGGCCAGCTCCTCGTCATGGACCACAAAACCACCACCACCACGCTCTCAGATAACTTCTTCGACCAATGGGAGCCCAATAACCAGATGACACTCTACACTCTTGCAGGAAAGGTTGTTCTCGATGCCCCAATTCGTGGTGTTGTCATTTCAGGCGCTCAAATTCTTCTGGAAAAACCGAACCGCTTTGTCCGTGGCTTCACATACCGAACTCAGGATCAACTTAACGAGTGGCTGGTCGATCTATCGGTGCTACTACGCAACGCAGAAGTCTACGCCCGGACAAACTATTGGCCTATGAACGATATGTCCTGCGACAAATACGGCGGCTGCGCCTTCCGCGGCATTTGCTCCAAAGCCCCATCCGTTCGCGATAAGTTCCTCGCGGCCGATTTCATTAAGCTTCCACCGGAGGAACGGTGGAACCCACTGAAGCCAAGGTAATCGCCCCTATGCCAGACGAAACCACTACCTACATCTACGTCGTCTACTCCGAAATCGAACGCGCCGACGACGTCAGCTTCCTCGTCAAAGACATGAATGAGTTCTTCTTCTGCAGCGGCCATCCCTTCGCCGTCGGCGACAAGGTCAAGATCTCAATCAAGAAAGGTGCTCCCCCGAATGTTCGTTCAGATCACGATAGTGAAAGTAAATGACGACACCTTCAAGGTAACCCTATTCAATGAAACCGGCGTGATCCACTCCGAGCGCATCGACTCCATCACCGAAGTCCTTGCATCGGCCCACGCCGTGCTTCAGCAACTTCAACCCCACCCAAGGAGCGCCTATGCCCAGGATCCTGAAAATGATGCTACCACCTGAGGGCGAAGAAGGCCTTTGGGTGAAGCTCGACCAGAGCGACGTTGAAGCCTCCTACGAAGGTGGCGGCTTCTATATCCACACCCAAGATGAACTCAAGCAAGTTAAAAACCAAGCCATCCATGACTTCGTTATCAGCCTCGCCCAACGCTATATATACGGAGGTACCACTCCCGATGCCTAATCTATCTGAACATCCCAGCACGGAGCTAGTCAAGCTCCTCCTTCTCGGCGACTCGAAAAGCGGCAAGACCGGCTCGCTGGTCAGCTTGGTGGCCGCCGGCTACAAGCTCCGCATTCTCGACTTCGACAGCCTTCTCGACATACTTCGCTACAAGGTCATGGAAATCTGCCCGGCCCTCGTCGACAACGTGGAGTTCCGCACACTCCGCGATGCAATCAAAGCCGGCCTCGGAGGAGCAATAATCGATGGCAAGCCCAAAGCATGGATTTCGGCAATTAAGATGCTCGACCATTGGCGCTACGACGACGTGGACCTGGGAGTACCTGGTTCATGGGGCCCGGACTGTATCTTGGTCATTGACTCACTATCCCGGCTCTGTGACAGTGCTTACGACTACCATGAAAGCATTGCACCCGTCGGAAAGTCCGGAGAATATGACGGACGAGCTGTCTACGGATCTGCTCAGGACGATGTTGAAAAAGTCCTTGGAATGCTCACTTCCCCAGGTTTCAACACCAACGTCATCGTTATTTGCCACGGCGTCTATATGGAGCAGCCGGACGGAACTTTCATCTTTCCTCAAGGAGTGGGTCAAAAACTCTCACCTAAGATACCGCAATACTTCCCCAACTACGTTCGATACATTAATCGTGGAGGCAAGCGAACTATTCAACTCGAGTCCGATAGCCTCATCCATCTTGGCAACGCCCGGCCCAGCCAAATGCCGAAGACCCTCCCGATCGAAACGGGCTTAGCAGATTTCTTCGCGGTTCTCCGGGACCCACCCGCGAAGTCGGTGGCAGCGCTAGCGCAAGTGCCACCCACCCGGGTCCCACCAGTCGCACGAAGGATATAGCATGACATGATCACGACCGATATTAAAAACTTGGCGATTGCCCTCGAAGCCCTATCTCGCATTCCCGACAGCATGAACCTGTCCGAACGTGTGAGGTTTGAATTAAACAAGTTCGTCAGTGAGCTTGTCCAGCGTCGGCAAGAGCATGAGCTCACCGTGACGGCCAAAACTCGCCGCGACCCCAACTACGAATAGGAGACTTCGTGAACAACCATCGTAGCCATCCACCGGCGCCGTCACAGCCTGTGCCCCCTGCCGTTGGCGGCACCATCGCCATTCAGGACATCCTGAATATCTACGGCTTTCTTAATACCGTCACCAACCCATCGGAGAAAATCATCGAAGCAAAAGATAACCTCGAAAACATCATCCTCGATTTCTCTCGCAGCCTAGGACACCGTTGATATGAACAGGCATAACGCAGTACCGAACTTCGCCTCCATCCTCGACGAGGCGCCGACCGAAGTCAATCGGCCCAAGTCGCTTCCCACCGGCACCTACACCTTCGTCGTCGGCAAGTGGGAAGAAGGCAAGTCTTCTAAGAAGCAGACGCCATTCATCAAGTTCAACATGATGCCGATCTCGGCCGATGAAGACGTTGACGAAGACGAACTCGACGAGGCACTCACCGCCGCGAGCGGCGAAGTCCACGAGCTGAAGTCCCGCTCCATGTCGATTACGTTCTACATCACGCCCGACGCAGCCTATCGCCTCGACGAGTTCCACGAACACTGTGGCCTCGACCTGAACGATCCGCTGAGCCGGCGCATGCGCTCGGACCAAGTCATCAATGCTCAGGTCAAGGGCTACGTCGCCCCGCGCCAGCAGAGCGATCCTGACGCGCCGACCTACGCCGAGATCAAGCGCACACTGCCGGCAGAGTAAGCGGTCGGCCCCCATCCGTCAGGCCACTCACGAGCCCCCCAGCCCGGCCTGACGGTAGACTACGGAGGGGCGGACCCCACTCCGTCCCTCCGGCTTTTCCACCCAAACCCAAAGAGAAGTATCCAAAATGAAAGCCCTTATTATTGCATCCACCCTTGCATCCACCCTTGTGCTCATCTCCGCCCCCGCCTTCGCTGGTGCCCGTGCCACCGGTATCGGCATCTCCAACTCGTCGAGCTTCTCAAGCTCGCGGTCGATCTCGAACTCCAACGCGTTCTCGAACTCGCGGTCTTCCTCCACCGCCAGTAATGGCAACCAATCCCAAACAACCAATGTGATAGGCGGTGGTGGGTTCGGCAACAATCGGCTACAAGCCCCCACTGCCGTCGCACCGTCACTTGGTGGGATCGGTGCCGATAACTGCGACAGTGCGATCTCGTTTGGGGCCTCCGGTCCTGGTGGGGGCCTCTCCTTTGCCTTCCCCAAGCAAAACGACGGCTGCAACCGCCGCTCCAATGCCCGCACCCTTGCGAGCCTTGGTGCACGTCGCGCCGCCCTACGCTCGCTGTGCTTCGACACCGAAATGGCGCAGGCCCTAGGCGGTCGCATCTGCCCAGTTACCTACACCCAGCGCTAAGCGCAAAGCGAATTCTGCGCAAGCAGATCCGACGGGGAGCGGTCTCTCCCTATAACAGAGGTAGTAAACAAATGAAGTCCATTATTATTGCAACCGCCGCAGTTCTTGCCCTAACTGCGCCGGCTTTGGCTGGGAGTTCTGCAACCGGTATCGGTGTGAGTTCATCCAGCGTTTCGACACATGGAACTGGCGCGGGTGTGGCGGCCAGTGTTGGTGTCGGTGTCGGCATCGGTGCGGCCAACCACGGCGCCAGCGTTGGTATCGGTATGGGGACCAGCGCAGGTGTCGCAGCCAGCGTCGGCCATGCTAGCGCCAGCACCACTTCAACCGGCGTCGGCGTCGGCCACGGCTCCTCGCACGGCCACTAAGCCCTAGCACTAACCTGGGGGAGGGCCTTGCCCCTCCCCCAACCTCAGGAGAACACCCTTGCCGCCAATACTCCTCATAGGCGAAGCCTGGGGCGAACAGGAAGCGAAGCTCGGCGCAGCCTTCGTCGGCCCCTCTGGCGGCGCCCTGCTCCGCATGCTCGACGAAGCCGGCGTCATCGAGCTTACCTCCGGTGACCAGCGCTGCCTCTCGCTCTTCTACGACAGCCACGACCCCCGTTTCCTCGACCGCATCTGGAAGGCCCATCGCCATGAAGTGGTTCGCACAAATGTGTTTAATCTACATCCTAGTGATAACGATCTGGAGGGCCTATGCGGACCTAAAGCTGGTGGTCTCCCCGGATACCCTGCTATTACTGGCTCTAAGTATCTTCGTGCTGAATTCGAGCCTGAACTAGATCGGCTCGCCGCAGATGTCCTGGCTCTTAATCCTAACCTCATTATCTGCCTTGGAAACACTCCTCTTTGGGCTCTCGGTGGCCGCACTGGAATTAAGAAATGGCGCGGAACCACGTTCACTTCGACTCATACTGTTTCTGACTACAAGTGCCTTACTACTTATCACCCTTCTGCTGTGCTACGCGGTTGGGATCTACGACCTATTGTCATCGCCGACCTTATGAAGGCCTGCCGTCAGGCCGACTTCCCCGAAATCAGGAGACCACACCGTGAAATTTGGATCGAACCCACCATCGAAGACATCAAAACGTTCTTCGCCGTTCACGTCACTACAGATCGAACTCTGTCTGTTGACATTGAAACAAGTGGAACGCGAGTTACGTGCATTGGTCTTGGATACTCCGACATTGCAATCGTTATACCTTTCGATGACGATCGAGCAAAAAACGGAAGTTATTGGGAGACTGCTAATACTGAGCAAGCTGTTTGG